CAGTTTAAGTTTTATGATATAGTAGTTGATCTTGGAGGATACGATTACTACATTCCAATAAAGACAATGTACTCTGATTCATTCCCAGAAGTTTCAAACTCAGATAAAACTGCAGATATTACTTTAAGAGATATGTTCTTTCATTTAGAGTCTTCTATTGCTCCACAAATGCTACTGACTAATGTCTCTACTAGTTCTGCAATATCTCTCTTACTTGATTCTACTGGTTTTTCAAACTATACATTCCGCAGAGTTGCGGGAGAAAAAGAAATGACTATACCATATTTCTTCATACCACCAGATACAAGCGTTGCACAGGTTCTAGAGGATATAGCAATATCTACACAAACTGCAATGTTCTTTGATGAATACAATAACTTTATCACAATGAGCAAAAATTATATTATGCCATCTTTAACTGAAAGAGAAACCGATATCACCTTATACGGAACAAAGGATCAGGCAAAAAGCGGAATCATAAATAATTTTCATACCAATAACAAACTTGCTAATATTATTGAGTTTACAACACAAGACACGCAACCATATAATGATGGATCAATTACGTACACATCTAGGTCTATTCAAAGATCTATCCCTTCTGTAAATCAGTCAATGCTTATTGACTATGACAGAACATATATATACAAACCAGTTTTATTATGGGAAGTAACGGGGGAAGAAAATCTAAAGTCTTCAAACGGTCAAGTAGGAAGTCAGTCATCGTACTTGTTAGCAGCCATACCGTTAAACTCAAATCTTTCAGATCAAAAGCCAGTTGTTGTAAATCGTGCATTACAAAACAACACAATGAATTTTGGAGAAGCCGTATACTGGATAACAAGATATAACGGATACTTTTATGCAAATGGAGAAATTATCAGGTATGATGCAGTAGAATACAATGTTGCAGGAATTGGCAATGTTTGGATTACAGATGTTCAAGAATATTCTTCTTACCTATCAAAAGTTCCTTTTAACGGAAAGATGTACCCAACTGGATCTGTAAGAATCTATTCTGAGCCAAACTACGAAGAAGTCGGTGGAGTTTTAAGACTAAGAAATGGTGAAGTTGCTAAGCATGGTAGAGGTCAATTTGGAACACCAATTGTTTCTCATAGTGCTGGACTAAACCCTTATTGGTATGACAACGCAAATCTTCGTGGAGTCACAATGAAATCTGACATTCTTTTTAATTCATCTGCTTCAGAACTTCCAACAAGCGCAGAAGGATTATCGCAAGGCGCAGCAGGGCTAACAGCATTCGTTGATCTTGGAACACCTGCTGTTGGAACTCCATCAACAAGTAATGAACTTGCTAAAAAAACAACAAGGAATGGAGTTATTAAAAATTTCTTATCCTCTACATACATAGATCAGTCAGTTGCAAATACACTACAAAGCACACAGAGTGGATCAGTTCAGTCTTCTGCACTAGTAGTTAGTGGTCCTTCCCTGACGACATACCCAACTCCAAACCAATTTGTTTCATATGTTTACAAAAAACTTTCAAACAAGTTTACACATTTTGGAACAAGAGTAAGAATTGTTGGAAAAATAGAAAACAGCACTGACTCCAGTCAAAGTGCTACGGGAAATTCAACATACTACGTAATACCAGGAGATGACCCTTCAAAGAGTATTAGTATATCTGGCGGTGGTGGTGGTATAGCAGTACTAATAGACCCAACAACAAACAATGGTTATTATTTTGAGATTGCAGCACTTGGATCATCTGGCTTAACAAATAAAGAAAATTCAAATGTAAACAATGTTTTCTTTTATAAAATATTAAAAGATGCTAGAAGCAATGCCGTACCAGTAAAACTTTGGGAAGGATTAACAAACATAACCGTTGATGATGGCAACTTTGTTGGTCAGTACAGAGTAGCAGCAGAAGAGAATCCAACCGTCTATGACTTATCTGTAGAGTATCAGGATATTGGATCTATTAGAAGATTTTTCCTTTACATAAATAACACACTGATAAAAACTGTGGATGATATTTCTCCTCTTCCGATACATAACAATATGGCTCTTTTTGTAAGAGGCGGATCTAGGCTCATGTTTGAAAATGTCTTTGCTATTTCCAACAACTATTCAAAGAATACTGCCTATGCGCTAAGCACACCAGTAAATTCAATATTTGATGACGGACAAGTAACAGTCAATGAATCTTTTAGAAAGTATTCAATGAGTGGTATTGTTCAATCAACATACCTGTCTGGCATAGAATCTTCAGACTCCCCATCACATAATATATATTTTGAGGAATTTGGAACAATCATGCGTGAAGCATCTTTATTTAATGTAAGATATGATAAGGCTTGGCCTGCACTTTATGCAAAAATGTCTCCAACATTTAATAGCCTGAAGGGTTATACCGTATCTGGATTTAGAGCGGGATCGTATGGAGCAGAGTTTATGGTATTCAACTCAACAGATACAGCCCTAAGTTTAGACTCAAGTTCTGGAAACTACTTAAAAATTCAGGGCGTAACATTTACTCAGCAGTCTCAAAACTCTCTTAAGGTAGATGAGTATTTTTCTAAACTTTCTAATTTAGCAGATCCAAATATTAGTAATGGTGTAGTGATAGAATCACCGCTCAAAGCAAAGAAAGACTATGAAGACATAAAAATTAGCAGGCTGACTTACGGCAAAAAAGATTTCAACTTAAATGTTCCATACGTTCAGACACAGGATGACGCAAATGATTTGATGAAGTGGACAATATCAAAAATAATGAAGCCAAGAAGAAGCATTGGTGTAAAAGTTTTTGCATTGCCAACAGTACAACTTGGAGATATCGTAAAGGTTGATTATTTTGAAAATGGAATCAATAAGGGTGGCAACGATAGATTTATTGTTTACAGTATTCAGTATTCAAAATCAGAAAAGGGCCCAGATATGACGCTATACTTGAGTGAGGTGGTCTAATGTCAACAGAAGCAACATCTCCACAACCTTCCAATAACAGCACATCTGCAGCATACCCAGCAGTTAAGGTCGCTACACCAGATCTATTTATTTTTAAAGACGAAGTAATCCCTGTTGAATTGATGACAGACTTAATCTTTGAAGATATTGGTGGACATGAACTTATCACTTTGTCCAGAAATGATTTAATATCTGGTCAAACAATTTCATACCAACCAATTAAAAACATAAGCAGTCTTTACTTGCAGTACAACCCACAAAATATTCTTAACCTGCAAGATACATCTGTTACTATATTTAAAAATTTCCCTATAAAGATTGAAAAGTCTTTGCCAGCAGTTGGGACTGGCCCAGGAGGTAAGACCGTATACCTTAATGCTAACGGAGATCTTGTTATCGAGGTCGTAAATCTTGAGCCAGATGAACAGATTGATATTCAAATTTTAATTTCTGGGGACAGACTTAGTGGTACAATATATGAGGGGACAATATAATGATTACAGAAAAAGGAAAGTCTATCATAGCCAAATATCTTATTGGCCAGGCTCCCGCATACGCTTCTTATATTGCAGTAGGCTGCGGAGCAAAGCCACTAGATACGGTAGATGACTTTGGAGACTATTCAGATAAGAAATCTTTAGACTTTGAGATGCTTAGAGTTCCTATTATTTCCAGGGGATTTGTAAATGAAGATGGAAATGACAAAATTGTATTAACAGCAGAACTGCCATCAGACGAAAGATATGAAATAACAGAGGTAGGAGTATACTCAGCAGGATCTAACTCTTCTGCAGGGTCTTTAGACAGTAGAGTGTTGTTTTCTTTTACTCAAAGCGAGAACTGGGAATACCACAAACAAACAGAGGCAACATCCATTAAGATTGTTTACGATCCACTAGATGGAACAGATGAGGATAATGCCATAAATGAAACAGAAAAGGTTTTTCAAACAAACGCAGATAACAGAATATTTACTGATGACACAAGACTTGACAGAAATGAAAGATGTAGATTTTTAAATAATATTATTCTTATGTCTGGTAATTCTTCAAAAATTCAGGCAAGCCAACTTGGAAAGTTATCTATTGTTCCGCAGTGGACTCTATCAGGCACAACATATAACTCTGAACACATACACTTAAATGGTGGAAGCATAGATCTAAATAAGCAGTCACCAACAGATGAACTAAGATTAGCATTTTCAGTAATAAACAAAGATGGAAATTCTACAGTAAATCCAAAAAGAGTTATGGTTCTTCTAGAGTTTGACTCTGAAGACGCTCACAATACTGGTCAGTATGCTAGGTTTGAAGTAGATATAACACATGCAGCAGGTCACGCATCTAATGACTTCACTACAAATAGATACTTTGTAATTAACAAGAAACTTGAAGAACTTACAAAGTCTGGGTCTTTCTCTTGGAGTGCGGTCAATACAGTAAAATTTAGCGTGTGTGTTCTTGATCAAAATGATAACCCATCATCTGATTTTTATGTAGCACTAGACGCTTTGAGAATTGAAAATACTGACTCACTAAATGTTCTTTATGGGCTAGTCGGATATTCTGTTATAAAGAATGTACAAGCAAGACCAATTATCAAATCTGCTAACAGCACAAACTTTGTTGAGTTTAGGTTTAATATTGGTGTTTTGTAATGGCAACAGAAAAAATAAAAAGAGTAATTGTCCCTAAGTCAAAACTTCCAGCATATAGCGGAGACACTGAGTCATACATTGTTAGATACAGAATTGTTTCAGAGGATAGAAACAGAACTTCTCACTGGTCGCCTCAGTACAAACTACCAGTGCTTCCTTATATAGATGATGATACTCCAGCAGTAAATTTTGCAATAGGCCTAGATCCAACCAAAAAGATTATCTCTGTAGCCTGGACTCCAACAGCAGATATCAATAACGAGTTTGACATATACTTAAAATGGGACAGCGCTGACTGGGTATATGAAAAAAGGGTTCTGACTCCATCATACACAGTGTTGGCAAAACAAGGTGCAACATCTGTAAAGGTCTGTGTTCAGATTCCTACATTCCCTACAAAGAAGTTTGAGCATGCCAAAATTTTTGAATCTGATTCGATTAGCCTAGTGGTATAATAGTAATATGACTATTCCATATCCAGAGCGAGGCCAACCACTAGATGTTGGATACATATACACAATTGTAGAGTCCCTTAACAAACTAATTGCACAGACACCAATATCTACATCAAAATATGTTACTATCGATGTTCCAGGAATTGGTCAGCAAAGTGTTAAGACATCGGATGCAAAAATAATCGGTGGCTACAAAGAGATCGTAAATAGCGCAAGCAAGACAAAGGGAGACTCCGTTGCATTTTCCTATGATTTTAATACCAGTTTTAAGTACACTCCTATTGCCGTTGCTACACCATTGAACATTGCAAACACCTCTGCTGGAAAAAATGTATCTGTTGTTTTAAAAACAGTAACAACTTCAAAGGTAGAGGGTGTAGTAATTTTTAATGAAACTGGAGATGTAACGGTTGCACTAAACATCATAGTAGTTGGCATTCCAAATTGATGCTAAGATGTTCAAGATGCAAGGGAAGAATGTTTGTCGACAGACAGTATAGTTCTCCTATGCACTTAGAAACATATTGTATGCTCTGCGGAAATAGAAAATTTTTTAATCCACCAAACGATTCATTGGAGGGGAAATGGCTTTTAAAAAAGGAAGCATTGAAAGCGAAGGCTACAATCTCGCCCCTGTAATTCCTGGAAATAAAAAAGTTTGGTTTTTAAATGGTGATCTTGTAAGGGTACACCACCTAAATAAATCTAATGGAATTATGTCTGTATATAATATAACTCAAGACAGAATAGAAAGTTGTCTTATTGGTGACTTTAAAAAGAAAAGGCTTAGAGCATATACTGTCAGAGAGACTGCTGATTTAGTTAATCGTCATAAAAAATATATGCCATCATTAATGAAACGAGGAGTCATTCCATTTCCAACGGGATCTCAAAAAGGTGGAGCAAGAGGATTCCAAGTAAGATCATATTACTCAGAATTGCAGGTAAGAGAGATACGTGATATACTTGCTACATACCATATTGGAAGACCAAGAAAAGATAATTTAATAACAAATGATATTACACCAAGTGCTCAAGAGTTGACAAGACGAATGGGAGACGGTATACTTACATATGTAAAGACTGAAGATGGGAGATTTGTTCCAATTTGGAGCGAATCTATTTAGCGAAAGGCATTAAAATGGAAGAAACAAAGGTATCAGTAACGCTAGGATATACGCTTAACCTAGGAAATTTTCAATCTCTTAGACTAGACTTGGGAGTTGTTGACTCCAAGCGTGACGGAGAAAATACAGATCAGGCTTTTGAAAGAGTTTATAAGTTTGTTGAAGATAAACTTGCACAGAAGATTAACGAAGCAAAGTCCGAAATTAACGAATAATGGCCGAACGCAAAGACCGAATGGCTTTGCTTTCAAGATACAGCAAGTATCATACTGCAAAGTACGAGTCAAAGCCATCTCTTAATTTGAATGTGGAGCAGTGGGCATCCGATGCTCTTGTTGAATCATATACTTTGTCTGGGTGTTACGATATACTTGAGTATTACTTTTCAGTTGCAGAGAGTCCTTCTTGGAATTACTTTGCATACAACGCAGAAAAAATTCTTCAGGCACAAAGAGATAAGATTAAAGATGACAAAGAAAGAGCAGAGCGTAGACAAATGGCTAAGGAGTGGTTAAGTGAATAACACTGAAGCAAAGGTAATATCTGCAGTCTTACAAGACAAGCAGGTTCATGTTCTACTGCAAGCCAATATAGATAATCTTCTAAGAACTCATACAGACCTTTGGGAGTTTATCAGAAACTATTTTGAACACAATAGTTCTGTGCCTCCAGCAAACCTTGTTGTTGAAAAGTTTCGTGACTTTGAACCTGTTGCAGGTGTTGGGTCAACAAAGCACCACCTTGAAGAATTACAAACAGAATACCTAAATGATAGCCTAAAAGATATTCTTAGATCTGCTGCTGGAGATGTTCAGCAGGGTCAGGGAAACAAAGCACTAGATAACTTAATTACTCAGACTTCAGAGTTAAAGAAAAATACTTCAGCAATTCGTGATATCGATGTTACTGATCTTGAATCAGCAGTTGCATACTTTGAAAACTTAAAGATTCAGCAAGCAGCAGGCCATGTTGGAATTAAAACTAATCTACCAGGGTTTGATAACTATCTTCCTTCTGGAATTATGCCAGGGCACCTAGGAGTCTTTCTAGCATATCCAGGTATAGGAAAGTCATGGATGGCTCTTTACTTCGCTGTACAGGCCTGGAAACAGGGTAAGAGCCCCCTTGTAATATCTCTTGAGATGTCAGAGACAGAAGTTCGTAATCGTGTTTTTACAATTATGGGTGAGGGACTTTGGTCTCATAGAAAACTCAGCAATGGTGAAGTTGAAATGGAAACCTTAAAGATGTGGCATGCAAAGCATCTGCAGGGTAAGCCAGAGTTTCACATTATTTCAAATGACCAAGGCGGAGAAATCAATCCATCAGTCCTTCGTGGAAAGATTGATCAGTATAAACCAGACTTTATAATTGTAGACTATTTACAACTTATGTCTCCAAATCAAAAATCTGAGAATGAAACAGTTAGAATGAAAAACCTTTCTCGTGAATTAAAGTTAATGGCTATATCAGAAGAGGTTCCAATTATTGCTATTTCATCTGCTACGCCTGACGATGTAAAAGATTTAAGTAGTGCTCCAACACTTGGTCAGACTGCATGGTCTAGACAAATTGCTTATGATGCTGACTGGGTTATGGCATTAGGTCGTGCTACAAATAGTGATATTATTGAATGTGTATTTAGAAAAAATCGTAACGGTTTTATGGGAGACTTTTTAGTACAAGTAGATTTTGACAAAGGTTATTACAGATATAAGGATTACGAAGATGGTAAATAACATTTATAGTAAAGAACAAATACAAAGAGTGCTTAGTGGTGCAGGTATTGATGTCGAAGCAGAGTTTGGCAATGATTACATAATCTATTGTCCATATCATAATAACACTAGAACTCCTGCTGCTGAAATTGCAAAAGATAGTGGACTATTCTTTTGTTTTGGATGTCAAACAACTAAAAATCTTGAAGAGTTTGTAATGTTTGTAACTGGTAGAACTTATTTTGAAGCGGCAAGATATATAAAAAGCAAACAAACAGAAACTAACATTGAGAGTGTAATTAATAAAGCAATGTATGCTCCACCAGATTTTGTTCAGTATGACGAGGTGTTAATTAAAAGATTAAATAATCAGGCTCTAGAGTCTCCAAGAGCAATGAGATATTATGCTGGAAGATACATAACAGAAGATTCAGTTAAAAAGTTTGGACTTGGCTATTCAGAAAAACAAGATATGTTGACTATACCAGTTCACTCTCCAGATGGATTAACACTTGGCTTTGTTGGTCGATCTGTAGAAGGTAAAGAGTTTAAAAATACTCCAGGACTTCCAAAAGGTAAAATATTGTTTAACTTACACAGAATTAAAGCATCTAGTATTGTGTATGTAGTTGAATCATCTTTTGATGCTATAAGGCTAGACCAAGTAGGATTCCCAGCAGTGGCAACTCTGGGGGCTAACGTATCTGCATCACAGATCAAACTGTTAGCAAAATACTTCAACAATGTTGTTCTTGTTGCAGACAATGACGAGGCTGGTTCAATAATGAGAGATAAGTTAATTGAAAAACTTGGCTCATTAGTGACCGTAATAAACATAGATAAAAAATATAAAGATATAGGCGATATGGATGATGAGGCAATTCGAAGCATAGAGTTTCAATTTGACAAATCTATATCAACTATGTTAAACTAATATAACAAACGAAGGAGAATATATGAGCGTAGTAAAGGGACTAAAAAATATAAATGCCCTGCTCGAAAAACCAAAATATGATGAAAACTCTCCAAAGGTAAGATGGTTAAAAATTGCCGATGGACAAGCAGTAAAAATCCGTTTCATTGAAGAACTAGATGAAGACTCTGCAAATTATAATGCAGACCGTGGTCTTGCTCTAGTCGTTAAGGAACATACAAATCCAAAAGACTACAAGCGCAAGGCTGTAGACACAATGGAATCAGAAGGTCGTGACTGGGCAGAAGAAATGCATCGCAAAGATGTAAAGGCTGGCTGGAGAGCACGTCTTCGTTTCTATTGCAATGTTTTAGTCGACGATGGCATTGAAGCACCGTATGTGGCTATTTGGTCAATGGGTGTTAGCAAGCAATCAGCATTTAATACAATTCGTGAGTATGCACTTGAAACAGGTAGCATCTCAAACGTAGTCTGGAAAGTAAAGCGAAATGGTCAGGGTACTGAAACAAGTTACACAACCATTCCAGGTGCACCAGATACAGAGCCATTTGACTGGTCAGCATTTAAGCCTTATCCTCTTGAGTTAGCATTAAAGAAAATTCCTTATGCTGAACAAGAAGCATTCTACTTAGGCTTTGACGGTCCAACAACTTCATCTGCTACCAACGTAGACTGGTAATAGATGAACTATGTAGGCTTACATGTTCATACTCACTACTCCCTATTTGACGGCATAGCAACTCCACAAGAGTATGTAGACCGTGCTAGCAAGTTGGGTATGAACGCTCTTGCAATTACAGATCACGGTACACTTTCTGGTCACAGAGAGTTGTATCGTGCTGCAAAAGAAAAGGGTATTAAGCCAATCCTTGGTTTAGAAGGATACATGTGTGCAGATATATCTGATAAAAGAGATAAGTCTGAAAGAGAAGGTCAACAAGATCTTGTCTATAACCACATTGTCCTTCTAGCCAAGAACCAAAAAGGTTTGGAAAACCTTAACAAGATTAGTGAAATTGCATGGACAGATGGGTTTTTTAAGAAACCAAGGTTTGACTTTGAGATTCTTAAAAAGTATAAAGAAGGAATTATTGTAACCTCTGCTTGTCCTAGTAGCGTTATTGTTAAAGCACTAGAAGAGCAAGAGTTTGCAATTGCTAAAAAGAACATTAACTGGTTTAAAGATAACTTTGGTAGCGATTACTATATTGAGGTTATGCCACACAACACACCAGAAATAAATAAATATCTTATTGAACTTGCTGATGAGTTTGATATAAAGGTTGTTGTTACACCAGACTGTCATCATTCAGATACATTGCAAAAAGAAATACAAGAATTTAAGTTAATTTTAAATACACATGGAAAAATAAACAAAGAAGCAACATACGAAAAGTCTAAAAAGAAAACAGATATGATGGAAAGACTTGACTATTTATACGGAGAAGACCGCCAAATAACATTTAATAAATTTGATATCCATCTATTATCTTATGAAGAAATTAAGGCAGCAATGGAACTGCAGGGTATTGATCGACCAGACATATACTCAAACACAATACTTTTAGCAGATACAGTAGAAGACTATGACATTAAAGATGGGTT